CTAGGTCTTTCTGGCATTTGTATTTGGTTGTAAAACAAGCCGCCGAACCGCTGCCTCCGCCAGCTTCGCTTGATCCGCCGATGCTGTGTAATGAGCCACCATGGCCAGGGTCTTGTGGCCGGTGATTGCTGCGATTTCCAGGGTGCTGCATCCAGCTTCAGCCAGCCGTCGAGCGGCAGCCTTTCGAAGCCCATGGACGCCCAGCCGGCCCGGCAGGCCGATGGCCCGCAGACCCGCCGCCATTTCGTCAGTCAGGTGGTCCGGCGACCAGTAGCCCGTCTTAGGACTGGCCAGGATCAGCGGGCCTTGCCGCTCGGGCCGCCATCGATCCAGCTCCACGCGCAGGTCGGGGTGGCAGGGAATGACCAGGGACACCCCCGTCTTGCTCTGCCGTAGCTTGATCGTGGCGCCGTCGTATTGGGTCCAGGCCATGGCGCAGAGGTCGCCACGCCGCTGGCCGGTATGGACAGCCAGCACCACCACCCGACGCAGAGCCTCGGGCAGATTGGCTAGCGCATGGGCAATCTGCTCTTCCGACCAAGCGGGTAGGGTGCCGCCAGGGAGCGCCTTCAGTTTCGAGGCCGGGCTATGCTCCACCCATTCCCGGTCCAGAGCCCAGGCAAACAGGGCGGCGGTCACCCGGCCGAACGCCGTGGCAGCGCCGACGCCGCGGACTTGGGCGATTGCGTCACGGGCGGCCAGGATGTCCCGGCGGGTCACATCCTTCGGCCTAGCGTCCGCCTCCCGCAGCCACTCCTTCAGATAGATCAGGTAGAAGGACTTGGTGGCTGGGGCGAGTGCGGCGAACTCCTGGCTGTTCTCGTAGGCCCGGAGCAGGGCCCGCATCGTGTCCCCCGCCGGTTGGCGAGGGGCTTGGGCCTTCCAGGGGCCATAGTGGTAGGTCTTGAGGCTACCGTCGGCCAGCCGCCGCGTGACGACGCGCCCGGCCTTCTGCGAGGATTTTTTCGGCAAGGCCGGAAGCTCCGGAAGGGGCGGGGGAAGCTGCCGGGCCAGCCATGGCCGCGTCAAGCGCATGTCGGTCCCAGCGGAGGCATCGCGGGCCGAGGTGTCCACTTGGAGGCGGAAGAGTGCCTGCCGCTACCCGCCGGGTAAAAGCCACCTCCGTCAAGTCGACATAGGCGGCGGCAGCTGGACGGGAGAGCCAGCGGGCGAGGGAGCCGTCGTCACGCATCCGGCACCTCCACCACCAGATCGCGCGGATCCGGCCATGTCTCGTCCATTGGCTTAGGCACGTCGGGCAAGCGGTCGTAGAGGTACTGCACCAAACTCTCCACGCCGCTCTGGGTGAGGTTAATGGACTGCCAGCGGCTGCTGCTTCCCTCGGACCACCACTCAAGGCGGAGCGTGGTTCCCGCAGGGTCCGATGCCTCCGCATTCGGGAAGGCGAAGAGACGCTGCCCCTCACCGCCAAGAACCAGGGCGTTCCCCGCAGGCTCAGCGCGTCCCAGATCGTGCGTGACTTTGAAAATCTCAGTCAGGGCGTCCCGCTGCTTCCTGATGGCCTGTTCATCGGTCGGCCAGGCGATGCGCTGCTTCACCCAATCCACGATGCGCCGCACCTGCAAGGCGCGCGGTTTCTCAAATGCCTTCACGTTACCCCACCCCCCTTCGTATCTCGGCCCGGCGCGCCTCGTCGGGGGCGGGGGGAGGGGCCTTGGGGACTTCGTGCCACGCGCCGTCTTCCCAGAAGCCCCAGCGGGGTTCGGTGGCGGTCATGGCGAGACCTCGTAATAGACTTCGCCGCACGCAGCCCACAGAACCTCGGCGCGCTCTTCTGTGGCAGAGATCGTGCCCTCTTTGATGGTTGCCCAGACATAGCCGCTGGAGCCCGTCTCGACGGCAATCTCCGCGTCGTAGCTGAGCCCCTGACAAAGGATGGGGTGGGCCCACTCGCGGAAGGTGATGAAGTAACGGCGTCCGTGGGCATCATCGAAGGCCTTCTGGAAAAGGCGCGTCGCCTTCTCCATCGTGTCCGGGAACTCTCGGTATCCGCGCGCCAGGAGATTTGCGGGCGACACTGCGTCCTCTTCCACCCGTGCGGCGAGTGCTGGATCGAGGGGCGGGGGAGGGGTGGGGTCACTCTGCATAGGGCGACCTCCGCACGTCGGCGAGCGCGCGGGTTAGGTCCATGCTTGCCCGCTTCAGCGCACCACTCTCGCGCGGGTGCGTGCCAGCGTCGCGCTTCTTGGCGGCGCGCAGTTCACTCATGCGCTTCAGAAACCGCTTGGCCTCCGTCTCCGCTGCATCCAGGCGGGCGGCTTCGATCTTCTCCCAGTCGAACATTATTCGTTCCTCTCCCTCGCCGCGGGCGCGGCCTGGACGGTTGTGGGGGTGGTCACTGCTCACGGCTCCTAGCGACAAGGCGCGCGGCATCGTCATTCCCGACGCCATGGCCACCGCCGCAAAAGATCATGGCGCCGTGCTTGTCGCGCAGAGCGCGCACCTTTGTTTTCAGATCGGGGTCGGTCTGCTGCCAACCGTTGATCAGCGTGAAGAGCGTCCAGTCCGTCAGTTCCGCATACTCGGCCGCAGCCGGGAACACGTTACGCAGCCGCCCCTTCATCCAGTGGATGGCGTGGCCTGAGTTTAGGTGCGTCAGGCTCCACATCGGCACTTCCTCGTGCTTCTCCACGAACAAGCCAAGGCCTCGATAGGTGTAGCCCTCGTACGTTCTCACGCTGTCCTGGCCGTGCCGCCGAACGGCGACGTGGATGGTCTCCGGTTTCCAGGTCACGTCACAGCCTCCTCATCTCCTCGCGGGCCGCGCGTAGCGACGACAACGCGCCACTCATCAGCAGCGTGGCTTGCTCGGCCGTATCGATCCGGTCGTTCCCAGGGTCGTACCCAGCCTCGCTGATCCGCCCGGCGACCGTGGCCCAGGCGGCGTCGATCTCTTCTAGCAGCTCCACGATCTGGTCGCGGATGCTGGACTGCGGCTTCAGCGCATCTTCCAGCAGGTCGCAGCGGTCGGAGGCGCGCTCGGCCAGATAGGCTTCGCGCGAGGCGTGAGGGCGCCGCGCGGTTGCGGCCATCGCGTCGCGTGGATGAACGTGTCCCATGCTAACCCCCCTCCGTGCCGCGCTGCGTGTCGGGCTGCGACAGGTGGCGGGTCTTCTCCCACCATTCGCGCACGTAGGCCTCATCGTGCCAAAGTGGGTTGCCCACGAACTCCGCGCGATAGGTGTCCCGCATGACTGCGTAGCTGACCACGCGGCCGTCTATGACGTTAGCTGAACTGCCAGGCGGCTTGCCGGGTTCGTACCAGCCCGTGCGCTGCTCATCGGCTGAGAGCGGGCGGTCATCATCGTTCGGGCCGATCTCGGAGGCACCACATGCCTGACAGTGGTATGGACCGCATTGCTGCATGCCCACGCCAATATCAACGAAGTCTGCATCGCATCGCGTGCCGCAGTATGGGCAGGCTTGGGTCGGCGGATAATCGCCGTAGCGGTACCCGCTCACCGCCCGCCTCCCGTCTGCTCGTCGCGGGCGGCGCAACGTGGTATCAGCGGCTCGTGCGGGTGCCCGGCCAGGGTGCAGAAGTCCGGGCCGTTCGAGGCGGCCGTGACGTATCCAGGCCTATAGCAGCCTCCGCACTCCAGACGGTTCCAATCACAACTGTCCGGGTTCTGCGGATCATCCGGCTTTGCATCCAGCAGGTGCAAGTCGAATGGGCGACCGCACCCGCGGCAAAGTGCCTTTTGCCCATCAAGCATCATGGCTTGTCCCCTGCTCGGCGCGGGCGGCGCTGGGGGCGAGGGCGTGCTGGGCGGCTCTGATGTAGACTTGCCAGTACGCCTCGGTGCCGTGGGTCACTTTCGACCGGCGGCGTGCTTCGATCACCACACCCTCATCGGGCTCCACCTCATCCCCGCCGCGCGCCTGGACGGGCGGGGCGAGGGTATATCCGGCCTCACGCACCTGCCGGATGGCGTTGTCCAGGTCGCCCTTCCGCCCCAAGGCACGCAGGTCCGCTATCTGCTGCTCTGTCCACGGCTCGCCTACATCTTCGGCCTCCCCGTCGCCGGGCGCGGCAGGGCGGGGGGCGGTGAGGGCAAGCGCGGCGCGGATTGCTACAGCCAGCCCGTCACGCTCAGGGCCACGTTTCGCGCGCCCGTTGTCCCATTCGTGGACGGCGTATGCGTTGTATGCCGCGTCGATCATCTCTTGCGTCACCACCACGCCCTCGCCCGGCGGGTTGTCGGCGCGGGTGAGGGCGCGCAGCCAATCCACCACACGCTTGTTGCGCTCCCAGGCGGCCGTGCCGGTCGGGCTTGTCGCGTCGCACAGGCCATAGGTCACGCTGCGTATGAACCCGGCCAAGTCTTCGCGGCTCGGCGCCTTCACATCATCAGCCATTGCGCGTCTCCGTCGCAGCGTCGCGGGCGGTGAGGGCGGCGCGCAGTATCTCAACGGCGCGGCGTCGCAGGTCGGCCACATGCTCAGGCGCGTCCGCGAATATCACGGCGGCTGGGATCAGGCGGGCGGCAAGCGCCTCCAGTTCGATATCTCCCGCGCTCTCTTCAACGTCCCGCTCCTGCGCGGCCTCGAAGGCGGCCATGTCGGGGTCGTGCTCAGACATGGGCGGCCTCCGCGATCTTCTGTTCAGCGATTGCGCATAGCAGCGAGCAGTCCATGTCGGGCTCCTGTTCCCCAGCGCCGGCGGACGGCGGAAGTTCGTCCAGGAAGATCCGCTCCTTGTGCAGTTCGACCAGCCGGCAGCCGATCTCACGGGACAGGGCAGCGCGGCGCTCAAACACTTCCGGAAAGTGCCGACGGATGCGGTTCCAGTAGGCGGGCGCGGTGGCTTTCACGCAGCCGAGGCAGTTGGCGTTGCGGAAGCCAAGACGATAGATCGCGGGGATCTCAATGCCGGCGCGGTCCACCATCCCGAGGCAGTCCGCCTTGGTCAGCCCCTGCTCAATCAGCGGCGTCACTAGCGCTACCTCAGGGTTGCCGGCCCGGAAGCGGTCGGCCCGCCCCTGCTCTTCCGCCGTGTAGCCAAACACCTGTAGCGTCGGCTGGAAGTCCATCTCGAACGCCCAGCGAACCGCCTTCTTCATCTCGCGGGTACACGGCGCGCCAGCAGGGCCCGCCATGTAGCGGCGCTTCGTCCAGACCTCCTCGCAGCTCTCATAGTCCGTGCTGCGCAGGTCCATGATCGGGCAGCCGAACCACTCCGCGCAGTCCGCCGCAAACCGGCTGTTGTCCTCGTGCTCCTCTGGGACAATGCAGCGCGCGACGATCACCTCGTGGCCGTGGTAGCGGGCGAGGGCGAGCTTCGTCGCCACGGCTGACGCAGCGCCGGCAGAAAACCAACAGACGATGCGGTCAGACATTCCCCACCTCCCCCACCCGCGCCTTGATCACGTCCCGCGCCAGGTTGGCGACGCGCAGAAGGTCCAGCACCTGCATCACGTCGCCACGCAGGAGCGCGGGGGGCACTAGGCGAGTAACGAGCGCATCAATCTCCGCGATTGCGAGCAGCGCCGCGTGCTCGGCGCGGGTGAAGGCCACCAGGCGCGTGTCCATGATGGTCATGGGGTGGCTCCCTTCGCCTTCGCGAGCGCGGCGCGGGCAACGGCTAGAACCGTCGTCCACTCTGGATCGTCGCTGTCGAGCGTCGGGTGGTCGTGGCACCAGACCAACTCGTTCAGCGCGTGGTAGAGTTCCGGGGCAGAGGCGATCAGGCGGGCGTTGGCCGATATCTCCGCGCGTGTGATGTCGAGGGGGCGCTCGGTGGCAGGGCCGCGATAGATGGCCTGCACCGAAGCCCACCAGCGGTTCGACTTCGTGTGCTCGTCCAGTGTGTAGATCGTGCTGCCATCCAGCAGCCACGGCCCTGGCGTCCACTTCGGCGCGCTCATGCCGCCTCCTCGCCGCTGGACAGCGCGTCCAGCCGGTCAACGACAAGGTTCCGCACCTCCTGCACCAGAGACGCGTCGCGCGGCTCCAGCGCCTTGAAGTGCACCTCCATCGCCTTGGCCCAGCCTTCCAGCGCCTTAGCGTGGGGCGCTTGGTCGATCGTGGTCCGGCAGGCATCCAGCCAGTCCGGCCCGCTCGCCGCCTGCACAAGCGCAAGGCTCCCGCCGCGCAGGTGCGGCCAGACTTCCAGCGGTGCGGCCTTCTCCATCACCAGAGGCTTGACCGTGTACGGCGCTCGCTTGGCCTTGGTGACCGTCAGCGCCATGACCATCTCGCGCTCGATGTGGGACATGTGCGAGATGCGGATGCCACCAACGGCCATGCCGCCGTACTGCACGGACGCGTCGCGGTAGACGGTCATTGCCCGACCGACGTACTGCGAGGCATCGACGCCCCAGGCAGCAATCATCACTCTCCGCATAGACTTGCACGGATAGAAGGGCTTGCCGCCGTCACCATCAAAGGACACAGCAACTGGCTGCTCGCCGTTCCCTGAACCGCTCACCTTCGTGATGGTGATGGTTCGCGGGCCGGTAATCAGGTCGTCTGCGTTGAGCTGGTTGCTCTTCGGGGCAACCGTCGTGGACATGTCCATCAGAGCACCATTTCCTGTTCGATCTTGCGTTCGGTTGGGATGAGCCGGTTCGGCGCGTAGCCGACGACATCGCCGTACTGCTTGCGGAGGGTGGCGATCTGCCGCTCGAACTCAGTCGCCGCGCCGATGATGGCTTCCTGAACAGCAGGGATGGCGTGGCATCTGATCGTCACCATGGGCAGCCCGCCCGAGTAGCTAATGAAGTCGAGCCAGGACCGCTCCGACACCAGCAGACCGGTCTGAACCTGGAGTAGGTATTCAGGGGGAACGGTGCATTCCTCGACGTTCTGAAGGATCGTCTGCACCTGGAACTTCTGCCGCCGCGACTTGCACTCAATCAGGCCGTCATCTCCCACGAGACCGTCCGGCGAATATCCGATCGGGAAGCCCCACCGGTCGTTGACGATGAAGCCCATCTCCTGCACCGGGGCGAAGTGCTGGGCGTAAAGAATGCGGGCCTCAACCTCGTTCATCTGCCCGCGGAGCATGTCGTCGCTGACATAGTGCGGCTCGACATAGCCCGTGATGCGCTGGGCCAGCAGTTCCGAGAGGTGGCTGCGCGACTTGTCGTTGTCGGCCCAGCGGAGGGTCGGCGTCAGGATTAGCTTCATTTCCGAAGCTGTGAGCAAGCCGCACCGGGCCTGCAGCCACTCGTCTGACCCCTGCACGAGGTTGCGGTGATAGGTGATGCTCACGAGAACGCCCCCGTCGCCCAGGCATAGACGATCAGCAGCACACCCACCCCCACCCAGCACGCAGCCGGCGACGTCGCGATGTGCAGCAGCGCCGCACGCAGCTCCGCGCGCTCACGGCGGCGGACAAGGGCCGGGTCCTTCCACGAGGGGAGGGGAGCGGGGATGCGCTTCGGCTCGCGTGGCTCCGGAGGCGCGGCTGCTTGGGCCAGCTGTTCACTGATGGTGGGGAAGGGGCTCATCACAGGCCGCTCCGCAGGTGCTCAAGTTCACCAATGAGCCGGTGCACGGTGTCATGGACTGCCTCGGCCGGGCGCTTCTCCCGAAGCACGAAGTCGCGGTCGCTCAAGCGCACATTCAGGGTCCCGCGAGAGCGGTCGGCCTTCGGGGTGCGCATCGCCAGCAGGGCGCGCTCAACGCGATCAAGCGGGACGTCCAGGAACTCCGCGATGGCCTCAGGAGAAGAGCCGGCCCGGCGTAGCAGCCGCGCATCCGCGATCTGCTCTTTAGTCAGGGAGATCTCAGGCCGCAGCGCCGCGGTGCGGGCGCTCATGTCGCCGCAGTTCGGTGCGGGTGGGTGGGAGGGCAGGGGCATCACTCGGCTCCCCGCGGAAGGCCGCGCGCCGTGATCATAGCATCGGCGTAGGCGTAGGCGCCGCGCGCTACCTCAAGGTCGTCGGATCCGGAGACGGAAGCAGGCACTCGCTGCCGAGGCGTCTTGTTGATGATGGCGAGCAGCGCGAACCCAGCAAACCAGTCGCGCAACGCGTCGCCGGACAGGGGGAACATTGGCCTGTCATCATGAGCACTCATCGGTCTGTCCTTCCGGTGCTGCCGGCGACTACCGCCCGGCAGATGGAGAAGGCAGGAAATCTGACACTCAGTCAACAGAAAATCTGACGTACTCGTTTTGTTCTTCCGCGACGCGAAGCTGACAGTCTATCTTCCCGTTAATGCCGTTGCGCGAGTGCAGGCGTGCATGATACCGCTCGGTAGGGTTCTACCGAGAGTTGTAAGAGGGAGGGCCAGCGTTCAATGCGAGGCTTTGTGTGGCCGGGTCCTTATGTGTGGCCCCGGCCGAGTGGTCAGCCCGTTACCGGATGCGAGCCGGTGTCTGGTGGTTCGATCCCTCTCCCTGGGGGATACCCTCCTCCCAAGCCTTCAGCCGGATCGCCAGTGCCATAGGTACGTGATCGAGCACACCGCGATATAGGTAGTCGAGGGTAAGGCCAGGCGCCTTCTCGCAGAGGAGAACCATGACCTCCTCGGGCGGCTTGTTGGCCTTCGGGCCCTTCCCAAGCCAGTTGCCCAGCTTGCTCTCAGCCGTTTCTAGGAACTCCGCAAACTGCCGGCGGTTCATGCCCAGCTCGGCCATCACGGCGCGTAAACGCCGGGCGATATCCTGTTGAAGTACCGTTGCCATGACCCGGATCATGCCCGGATCGGCCTCCGATGGCGTGAAAGGAATTCTGACAGTCCTTCGCCGAAAGCTGTTGCAGCCCATCAGATAATCTGACACTGTGGGGCTATGGACGCCTCAGAAATCATCGCCGCTTTCGGCGGCCCGGCGAAGGTGGCCGAGATGTTCGGCTGTAGCCGCACCGCCGTTTGCAACTGGCGCCGAGACGGCATCCCGGCCCGGCTCTGGTTCTCGTTCATCGATAAGGCCCGTGACCTCGGCATCGAGGGCGTCACTCAGGACACCGTGTCCTGGCGCCCCAAGCAGCGGGTCGCCGCCTGATGGGCGCCCTCCACCTCGCCTGGGTGGCCGTCGCCGCCCTGTACGCCACAGCAACCGTGATCATCGGGAGCTTGTAGTCGATGAGCGCCACTCTCGTTTCCTCCCTCAACCCGCAGCCGTCGAACCAGACCAGCGCGGAGACTGACCCCGACCTGGCGCCGTTCGCTGGTGCCGTCCTCGGCTGCCTCATGGGCGGGCTTCTGCTGGCCCTCTTCGGCACCGTCCTCCGGCTGGTGGCCTGATCTATGAGCCAGTCCCAGCTTCAGCAGGACGGCGATTACGGCGTCGCGAATGTGGATGGGGTCGTCTCGGCCACCACCCTCCGCCGACAGCGCATTCTCGGTCTCTACGCCAAGGGCAAGGGGCCTACGGAGATTGCCCGCCTCCTCGGGCTCTCCGTCGCTGTTGTGGAGAAAGACGTTGCCCGCATGCGCAAAGCCGGGATCAAGGTGCCGTCCCGCCAGGCCAATTTCCACCGCCAAGGCTCGTCCGCCGCCGAAGAGGTGCTGCGGCTTTTCCGAGATGGGAAGAGTTCCGGCCAGATCGCCCGGATACGTGGCGTCAGTCCTACCTCCATTCGGGCCATCCTGAAGCGGGCGCGCGACAAGGGGCTCGTCCCGCCCGCCACTAAATCGACCGCCGATCTCGGTATCCCGCGCGGCGTCGCAAACCCGCATTACCGGCGTGGGCTGAAGCGGGGCATGAGCCGGGCCGCTGCCGTGTCCTATGCCAAGCGGTGCGAGGCGGGAGAGATCATCCCCGTCCAGACCATGCGCGTCCGGCGGGTCAAATCGGAACCCAAGCCCGTTGCGGCCGCCGCGCTCGCCGACGAGCCCGTCCGCAACATGGCTGGTCGCGTCCGCTGCCTCGGACACTGCGGCGGGTTCTTCGACAGCCCGCACCGGATCAACATCCGCCGGTGCGATCGCTGCAAGCGCGCCTCCGCCAACATTCTTGCGGACGTGGGGTAAGCCATGCCCACCCGCCACGTGCACCCCGTTGCCGCCGCCCTCGCGCCCCTGGCGCTTGGCGGTGCGGGTCGCCTCCCCCTGATGCGCAGCGAGGGCCTGCGCGGGAGTTTCGTTTCTACGGGCGCCGAGATCCGCGCGCTCAAGCAGGTGGGGGAGGGTGCTTCCAACACCCTCCGTCCGGATACCTGCGAGCTGAGTGAATGCGTCGTCCATGGGTCACACCATGGAGCAACCGATGTCCGCGAAGTTGGAGAAGTCGTCCAAAGGAATGGATGGCATGGATAGCGTCATCAGCAGCCGCGAGATGCTGCGCGAGATGGTCCTCGCTGACCGCGCGCAGATCGGGCTCGATCATGCATTGGAGCGCGTTGCCCGCGCCTGCGTCGTGTCGGCCCGGCGGGCCCGCGCGATCTGGCACGGAGAGCCGAAGCGCCTCTGGGCCGACGAGGAACGTCGCATTGCCGCCGCCTACGAGGCGCGGATGCATCAAGAAATGCAGCAACTGGAGGCACGGCGCGCGCTGGTTCGGGCGCGTCTCGATGCACTGAAAGGAAGCCATGAGGGCTCTATGGCAGCGGTTCGCGGCATGGCGCGAGAGAACGTGGACTGCACGCAGTGAACACGCTCTCACCAGAGCAGAGCATTGGGCCCGCCTTCGTCTCTGGTGGTGGCGGTAACGGCATGACCGAGATGCCCGCGCGCGCAGGGGCTGATCTGCGCGCCTCTTCCCTCCCGGAAACTCCCCCGGCCGGCGGTGTTGCCAGCGTCGGCCGGGGACTTTTTGCGAGGGGGAAGGTGTCATCTGGGGTTCGTGACGACCCTTATGGTGAGGCATAGAATAGCAATGCTGATCCGTCCCGATCTGACGCTCGCCGAAGAGATCGATGCACTGGAGGCGCCGCGCCTTCAGTCGCGCCCCAGTCGCCGCATTCCGAAGGGTTTGAAGGGCGCTCCGCAGCCGACCGAAGATCAGGTCCAGCGGTCCATCCTGAACTATCTGCGGAAGCTGCCGGGCGAGCCGCTGGCCTGGCACGTCAGGAACGAGAACGACAAGAAGCTCGGCCGCAACCAGATGTTCCGGCGCAAGGCGCTCGGCCGGAAAGCCGGCGTGCCCGATCTCACCATCTGCTGGAAGGGCGGCATCGTCGTCTTCGTAGAGGTGAAAGCACCTGGCGGGGAGATATCTGAGGCCCAGGAGGATCGCATTGCGCGGCTCCGGGAACTCGGACACCATGTGGGCGTCGCGGCCTCTTTGGATGAGGCCATCGCGATCTTTCAGCGCGCCGGAGTGGTCCGGTGATCGTCGTCCCGCCCTTCCACGTACAGCAACGCGCCTGGGAGGCAGCCTTCGTGCTGCGCCAGGACTTCGACAGCGAGATCCCGCTGTCCGAGCGCATCCGTTGCGAAGAGGTGATGCGGGCGGGGCCTGACGCCCTCGGCTGGCAGGACGTGCAGTCGATGCTGCGGCTGGCCCGCGAAGCCATAGGGGAACGGGTGTGAGCGCCTGCATGTCCTCCTACAGCCTTCACCCGGACATCGAGCGCGTGGCTCTGCTTGGCTGGCGCTGCGTGCCGGCTACCCGGTCCAAGAAGGGCATGTTCGGGGGCTACCTCGATGTGGCTACGCACGACCTCGACCAGCTCGACCGCTGGGCTCACGCCTATCCGGGCTGCAATTGGAAGGTTGTGCCCCAGGGTTCCGGCGTCTGGGGCTGGGATGTGGACGTGCCAGGCGAGGATCACGAGCACGACGGCGTTGCGGCCCTTCGCGCCTACTGTGAGCAGTTTGGCGAGATCCCGGCTAGGCCGCATGGCCGGTCGGGCTCAGGCGGACACCTTCTGATCTTCAAGGATGAGGGGCGCCCGATGGTTCGGGGCGAGAGCAAGCCATGCAGGGGCATCGACACGTGCGCCGGTAAGGTCGCTTTCACCATCGCGCCGAGCCGCGGCAAGTGGGGGGAGCCCTACCGTTGGCACGTGGCGCCGTGGGAACTTGCTGCGCCCCCGGCGCCGGATTGGGTCTATGACCTTCTCAAGCCGCCGCCGGCCAAGCCCAGGCCCGAACGCCCGCAGATCCTGACCGAAGATGGCGCCCGCAGATCCCTGGCCCGCGTCATCGACAATCTCGTGGTCGTCACGCAGGGCGGCCGGAATGGCGCGCTCAACCGCGCATCCTACACCGTCGGCGGGCTGATCGGCGCCGGCAAGCTGACCGAGCAGGAAGCCATCTACGCCCTCTACACCGCCGGCCGTCACATCGGCCTCGAGGACGGCGAGTGCCGCGCCACGATCCGCTCCGGCCTCGATGCCGGCGCCAAGAACCCACTCGGCGGTAACGCCTGATGCCAGACGGGGACGACATGGGGAAGGTCTTCGACCTGGCGGCTCGGCGCTATGATCAGCAGCCGCCCGCAGCCGGCACAAACCCGCTGGACTTCGGCGAAACGGATGTGGCGAGGCGTTTCGCCGCGGCGATGCAGGGCAAGCTGGTCTACGACCACGACGACCGCCGCTGGTTCGTCTGGTCCGGCGCCATCTGGGAGAAGGACCCGGTATCGAGTGCCATGGAGCGGGTGAAGCGCTTCGTGGAGAGCGAGCGCGGGCGGACGATCCATCCGGCGGACGAGAAGGCGCTCTCCAAGGTCAAGTTCGTCCGGGCCGTGGAAGAGCTTGCACGGAGTGATCCACGTGTCGCCGTCCATGGCGCGATGTGGGACGCGGACGGCTGGATGCTGGGTACGCCGGCCGGCGTGGTGGATCTCCGCACAGGGCAACTCCGCCCTGGCCGGCCTGAAGACTACATCTCCAAGCACACCCTCGTCGCGCCCGCTCCCCCCGGCACGGTCGCTCCGCACTGGCAGGGCTTCCTGCACGAGGCGACGGAGGCAGACGAGGAGCTGCAGCGGTTCCTTCAGCGATGGGCCGGCTACTGCCTGACCGGCGACATCTCGGAGGAGGTGCTGTCCTTCCTCTATGGGCCGGGCGGCAACGGCAAGGGCGTCTATACGGGCGTGCTGGCTGCCATCCTTGGCGCCTACGCCGTGTCCATGCCGATCGAGGCCTTCACGGCCGGCGGCAGGCAGAACCAGGAATACTACCGCGCGCAGATGGCCGGGGCTCGTCTGGTCACCGCCTCCGAGACTGAAAGCGGCCGGCAATGGGCCGAGGCGCAGATCAAGGAACTGACCGGCAACGAGACGCCAGTATCTGCCCGCCAGCCCCATGGGCGCGTCTACACTTATCGCCCGCAGTTCAAGCTGCAGTTCGTCGGCAACCACGCACCCAGCCTCAAGGGCCGCAGCCCGGCCATGGAGCGCCGCCTCCGCATCGTGCCCTTCGAGTTCATTCCCCCGAACCCGGATCCAGAACTGAAGGCGAAGCTGATCCCTGAGTACCCGGCAATCCTTCGCTGGGCGATTGAGGGATGCCTGGAATGGCAGAAGGAGCGGTTGGGTACTGCAGCCTCCATTCAGCAGGCCAGCGGCGACTACTTCGAGCGGCAGGATGTATTCGGGCGCTGGATAGCGGAGCAGTGCTTGCTGGACGGCGCGCTTCAGACACCGCCAGGAAAGCTGTTTGCCGACTACCGCTCCTGGTGTCAGGGCAATGGCGAAACGCCGCTGAGTAGCCCCGAGTTCTCGGAGAAGGTCGACCGTACCAAGGGGCTGAGCCGAACCAAGTATGCCGGCACTCGGTACATCCGCGGCATTGGTCTCCGTGATGCTGGTGACGGTCGACATGCCTACTGACCGGGGGCGAGGAACGGTGGGGCAGGTTTTGGGGCAGGACACCCCCTCTTTGGGGCACCCCGGTATCAGCCATTTTCCCCTTAAGGAACAGCGCATTAACGCCATTCCCGCCTGTCTTGGGGCAGGATGGGGCACCCCAAAACCAATAACCCCCTCACGCGCGCACGTGCGCCTTAAGGGGATTTGCGCGGGAGCCTGCCCCATCCCGCCCCAACCGTCCCAAACCACAAGCTACGAGGCTTCGATGGAACCCACTGGAAATCCGGTCATTGACCAGAGGGAGGCCGCGCTGAGGGCGGTCTGGGCTGAAGCAGTCCGCCTCTGCGCGGGCGGTGTTGAAAGCTCTCGCTACGTCGAGATCCAAGACCATCTGATCGATCGACTGCGTGAGGCTGGTTTCAAGACCAAGGCCATGGGCATGCGAGGGGCCGCTCGCTACGTGCAGGACATGATGCGTCGCGCCACTCAGGAGACGGCTCATGTCTGAGCAGCGCGACAACTCCGGCATCCTCTTCCGCAACGATCGGAAGGAGAAGGACAGCCACCCGGACTACAAGGGCACGGCCCGGGTGAACGGCCAGGACATGGAGATGGCCGCCTGGATCAAGGAAGGGCGGAAGGGGAAGTTCATGACCTTCTCCTTCTCCGAGCCACGGGGCGGCCGCTGATGCCCTGCCCGCCCTGGAAGTCCCCCCGGCAGGAGAAGCCGCGCGCCGTGGCGCTGGACCCGCACCGCGTGAACCGCTGCGCCGATCTGCTGGCGCAGGGCGCCACGACGGAAGAGCGGGACATGGACGTGGTGCTGCTGCGGCTGGGTGGCTCTGTGGTGATGCACACCACCAGGCGCACCGTGAAGGCTGCGAAGGCGGTGGGGCAGGGGGAGCTTTCCCATGGCTGACCCCATCTCCCCCACCGACCTCGGCCGCCGCAGTGCGGACTTGGACATGGCCGCGGAGGCGGATCGGTTCCTGATGTGGATGGACGTGTCGGAGCGGGCGCAGGCCGAGACGGGGAAGGCTGTCCCTCCCGAGGCGGCGGAAGAGATCGCAGGCCGGAGGAAGCGGTTCGAGCAACTGCGGGACGTGCTGGCGAAGGGAGGCGAGCGGTGATGGATCTATTCCCGCAGAGCGGTCACGACGCAGGCGGCAGGGTCCGTCTGGTGTCTCGTGCGCAAGGGCAGGCCGTCTTCGGTGGGCCAGATGACTGCTACCGATATCGCCTCAGCCGTCTATGGGCGCCGCCGAGCGAGGCGTCGCTGGCGCTGTTTGTCATGATGAACCCGTCCACGGCCGATGCCTCCCTGGACGACCCTACAGTGGCCAAGTGCGTTCGGATGGTGAAGGCCTGGGGGTATGACGGGATCATGGTGGGCAACACCTTCGCCTACCGCGCCACCGACCAGGGTAGGCTCGTTGACGTGGCCGATCCCATCGGTCCCGACAATGACATGCACCTCGTACAGATGGCTCAAGCCGCGGCCGTGACGGTGTTCGCCTACGGCAAGCCAAAGCATCGGGCGCTTCGTGCCCGCGGCCCGGCTGTGGCTCGGCTGCTGATGGCCAATGGCGTGCAACCGCACGTGCTGCGCCTGTCTAGCGATGGTTGCCCCTGGCACCCGCTCTACCTGCCGGACGCCACCAAGCCGACGCCATGGGTGCCGACATGACCCCCCTCGCGACCGCCGCCGTGTCCCTGTGCGCCTACGTCCTGCAGCAGCAGGTGATCCACAACGCGCCGAAGGAAGTGCCGCAGGTGCTGGCGGTGCTGGACGCGGTGAGGGGGGAGAACCAGGGATGAGCGACGTGAACTCCGTTTGGAGCGACGCTTGGGGCCGGGGCCATGCTGAAGGGGGATCTGGCAGATCGCGCGAAGCTCCTTCGCACTTCGGCCCCTTCGCTCAGCGCGCATGGGAGGAAGGCTGGCTCTACGGCAATGCCTCCCGCCAGCCCCACCAGGCCCCGCCAGAGCCCGCCGAGCCCCTGGGCGGCACCGGACAGCCAGCGGACGGGTCAGGCGCCTCCTGCGGGGCTGTGCGCGCGGGAATGGAGGGTGGGCGGTGATGGCGAAGTTCTTCCAGCGTGCGGCAGTGCGCACGATCGCTTGTGGCGCAAGGCGGGCGGGGCGCTACGGCCCGGCGTTCTTGCGTTGCCCGAAGGTCTTCATCCCGTTGCGTGACCAGATTGCCTTTCGTCGGCTGAACGCGAGGCGCCCATGACCCGCCCCCTGACGATCCGCCCGCACCACTGGTCGGCGATGCTGGGCGGGATGCGCACGGCGCGCGACCTCCTCCACACCCGCGAGACCGTCGACTGGTGGGCGAGGGTGGGCGCGACGGCGAATGACAATCGCAGGATTGAGGAGATCTGGCGCTAATGGCTAAGCCCAAGCGTAAGCAGCCTGCGCCCCCGCCGCAGCGCCCGCGTGCTGATCATGGCGCCACTGGCCCTGCCATGATGGCCAGGGCCTCCACGGTCGTGGAGACAGCCGAGGCAGGTGTCCTCATCCGCTGGATGGAGGATAGCGGCCCCATCGCCCATTACAGGCGCACAGGCCTGCTCATGGATCGTCAGTGCGATGCACTGGCCCGCCTGGCTGACCTGTACGAGGAGAGTGGTAGGCGGGGAGCTACCTCAGCAGGCTATGGCCAGCGGGTTGGCGGCTTTGGCGAGATGAGCGATGCACAGGCCCATGCTTGGCGGGACTACTGCCGCTTGCTTGACCGTGCCCCGCCTGAGACGCGCCATGCGCTGGCCCTGGTAGCGGACGGTCTGTTCCCTACCATGTCAGGTGGGCTGCCTCTGGTGAGGCGCGGGTCCACGGCGCTCGCAAATCACCTTCGATACGACTATTGACAGAGGCGTTTCGAAGAACCATCATCCGCGCAACGCCCTACGTGCGCCCGGAGCCTGACGGCCTCGGGCGCTTTTCATTTGGGGGCTGCTGATGCCCTCCCGTCCCCCGGTCCATCGCCCATCACACTACCAGCCCGCAGCACGGCGTGAGCAGCTTGCGACGCTCGATAGCCGGCGCGGCTCCAGTGCTGCCCGAGGCTACGACTACGCTTGGCAGCGCCTTCGCCTCGCCGTGCTGGCTGCCGAACCGCTGTGCCGGTTCTGCATGGAGCAGGGCAGGGTGACTGCAGCAAGGGACGTGGATCATATCGTGCCGATCGTTCAGCGGCCTGACTTAAGGCTGGAGCGGTCCAACCTGCGGCCTCTGTGCCAGCCGTGTCACGCCAGCCTAACGGCCAGCGGGGCGCAGCGACGGGGCCCATCCGATCATCCCTGACGGGGGGGGAGGGTCGAAAGTCTAGGCAGTTGGGGTTCTAGACCGCGCCCCAAGTCGATTTTCCGCATCCGCATAATGGGAGGCCTGGGGCGATGGCTCGGCCACGACTGCCGACCGAGGTCCTGACCCTCCGCGGCGCATTCACCAAGGACCCGCAGCGCAAGAGGCCTCCGGAGGCCAAGGCGGCCCCTCTGCAGGGCGCGCCGGCCTACCTGGCGAGTGACGAGGCGGCCCTTTGGCGCGAGCTGGTCGCCAATGCTCCGCGCGGCGTCCTGACGACGGCTGACGGTCCAACCCTGGAGATGGTCTCCCGCCTCATGGCGAAGTTCCGGAGGGATTGGCTGACCGGTGCCGAGTTCTCGATCCTCAAGAGCTGCCTTACCGAACTCGGATGGACCCCCGCGTCGCGCAGCAAGGTCCTCGCCCCGGAAGGCAGCGACAAGCCGGCCGGCGAGTTCGACGAGTTCATACAGTGATACGCATGTCCTGCGCGGCCTGGAGTACGCCCGCGGCGTCGTAGCGAAGACGATCCCGGCCTGCTCCTGGGTGCGGAAGGCCTGCAAGCGGCAACTGGACGACTTGGCGCGCACCGGATGGCGCTTCCGCTTCGACGAGCAGCGGGCAGGACGGGTCTGTCGGTTCATCGAGCGGCTGCCGCACATCAAGGGGCCCATGGCGGGCCAGCGGCTGCACCTGGAAGCCTGGCAGTGCTGGATCCTGACCACCGTCTTCGGATGGGTGGATCGGGAGACGGGCAAGCGGCGCTTCCGCCGGGCCTATGTCGAGGTCCCCCGCGGTAACGGGAAGTCGGCCCTATCCTCCGGGATCGGGCTGTACATGCTGGCCGCAGACGGAGAGGGCGGCGCCGAGGTCTACAGCGCGGCCACCACACGGGATCAGGCCCGGATCGTTTTCCGGGATGCCCAGGCGATGGCGCGGAAGGTCCCGGATCTCGCGACGCAGCTGGGCGTGACGGTCGCGGCGCACAACATTCACGTCCTCCGGACCGCCTCCAAGTTCGAGGCGCTATCGGCTGAGGGCTCCAGCCTGGACGGGCTGAACATCCATTGCGCGGTGGTGGACGAACTCCACGCCCACAAGACCCGCGCCGTCTATGACGTGATCGAGACCGGAACCGGCAAGCGGCCTCAGTCGCTCCTCTGGGTCATCACCACCGCCGGAAGCGACAAGTCGGGCGTCTGCTACGAGCAGCGCACCTATGTGACCAAGGTTCTCGGCGGGCAGGTGACGGACGACAGCCAGTTCGGGGTGATCTACTCTATCGACGAGGGCGACGACTGGACGGCGCCGGCGACCTGGCGGAAGGCCAATCCGAACTGGGGCGTCTCAGTGATGCCGGATGTGGTGGGGCAGCTGGCCGCCAAGGCCATGCAGCTCCCCGCGGCGCAGAGCAACTTCAAGACGAAGCACCTGGACGTCTGGGTCAACGCCGACAGCGCCTGGCTGCCCTCCGGTGCCTGGGAGAAATGCGCGGATCCGACCCTCAGCCTAGACGATTTTGAGGGCGAGGAATGCGTGATTGCTCTGGACTTGGCGACCAAGACTGACATTGCGTCCAAGATCTACCTCTTCAAGCGTGATGGGGTCCGCTACCTGTTCGGCCGGCACTACCTGCCCGAGGCGGCAGTGCTGGACGCGCGCAACGCCGCCTATGGTGGCTGGGAGATTGCGGGCCGCCTGCAGGTCACGCCGGGCGACGCTACCGACTTCGCCGCGATCGAGGCCGAGGTGCTGGAGGACGCGAGCCGCTTCCGGGTGCGCGAGGTGGCCTACGATCCCTGGCAGGCCGCGGACCTGGCGCAGCGACTGCAGGCGAACGGCGCGTCCGTCATCGAGTATCGGAACACGGTGGCGAACTTCTCCGCCCCGATGAAGGAACTGGCGGCCCTCGTCCTGAAGGGAGAGGTGCGGCACGACGGATGCCCCGTGCTGGCATGGATGGTCTCGAACGTCGTCTGTCACACGGACGCGAAGGAGAACATCTACCCGCGCAAGGAGCGGCCCGAGAACAAGATCGACGGCGTGGTGGCGGCAATCATGGCGCTGGGCCGCGACATGGCAGCCGCGGAAGGAGGGGGTTCGATGAGCGACTTCCTCTCCGCGCCCTTGGCGCTGTAGCCCATGAATTGGCTGACCAAGGCGGTCGTGACGGTGCTGGCCCGCAGCGTCGGGCTCACTGACACACGCCTCGTCCGGGCTCTGGGTGGCGGCGAAAGCCATGCCGGCAAGAGCGTCACAGTCGATAGCGCCATGCAGCTGGCGACGGCATGGGCTTGCGTCCGGCTGATCGCGCAAACCTGGGGCACGCTGCCGGTTGAGATCAAGGTTTGGGACGGTACCGCGACCCGGCCAACCCGCGATCACGCACTTTATCCGTTGCTGCACGACGCGCCGAACGCGGACATGACGGCCGTGGAGTTCTGGTCTGCCATGGGCGTGGCCCTCATGACCTGGGGCAATGCCTATGCCGAGGTATTCCGCTCAGGCGGGCGCGTGGTGGCGATTGCTCCCTTGGCTCCCCGCCTGGTGGTACCGGTCCGGCGCAAGGACGGAGCGATCGAGTACCGCTTCAGCGATCCGGCCGGCTTCCGGGTCATCGCGGAAGAGAACGTTCTGCACATCAAGGGCCTGTCCCATGACGGCCTGATCGGCATGTCGCCCATCGCGCAGGCCCGGCACTCTCTCGGCCTGGCCATGGCGGCGGACGAGGCGGCCGGGAAGCTGTTCGCGGACGGGCTGCGGGTGCCGGGGCACTACGTGCTGCCGAACATCCTCTCCGCGCCGGACCGCGAGAAGATGCGCGAGGTGATTGCCGGCTGGCACGGCGCACGGAACGCCGGCCGGACGCCGCTCCTTGAGGGCGGCATGAAGTTCGAGAGCGCCACCATGCCGCCGCAAGAGGCCGAACTGCTGGCGACCAGGGGGTTCTCGGTCGAGGAGATTTGCCGCTGGTATGGCGTGCCGCCCTACATGGTCGGCCACACACAGAAGTCCACCAGCTGGGGAACGGGGCTGGAGCAGCAGATGCTCGCCTTTCATACCCTGACGCTTCGGCCAGTGCTGAAGAACGCCGAGCAGGCGATCCGCCGCCGGCTGCTGACCCCTGCCGAGCGCGGCAGGGTGGAGATCGACTTCAACGTCGAAGGCCTACTGCGCGCGGACAGCCAGGGACGGGCCGAGTACCTGCAGAAGATGGTCGGCGGACCGATCATGACGCCGAACGAGGGGCGGGCCCGCGAAGGCCTGCCTCCGCTGCCCGGCGGCGATGACCTGATCGCGCAGAGCAACATGATGCCGCTGGACAGGCTCGGTGACGCCACCAGTCGGGCCAAGCTGCCGGCGCCAAACGCACGCATCCTGGAGGGCGAGGAATGACGGACCGTTTCATCGGCCCGCTGGAGGTGAAGTTTGCCAGCGATACCGCCGGCGAGTTCGAGGGCTACGGGTCCATTTTCGGAAACGTGGATAGCCACGGGGACATGATTGTCCCTGGAGCCTTCGCGGCCAGCCTGGCGCAGCACAAGGCGCGCGGCGGGCTGCCGACAATGTACGCCCAGCACGGCCCCGCCATGGGAGCGGACCCGCTGCCGGTGGGCGTGTGGACCGAAATGGAGGAGGACGCGCGCGGCCTGCGGGTCAAAGGGCGCATCTCTGCCCTCGACACTGACTATGGCCGCCGCATCCGCGCGCTGGTGCGTGATGGCGCGCTCAAGGGCCTGTCGATCGGCTACCGCGTTGCGACCAACGGCGCCGTCTACGGCAAGAAGCCGGGCGAGCCGAAGCGCACGCTGAAGTCTCTGCACCTGGTCGAGGTGTCGCTGGTGGACGCCGCCAGCAACAGCCTCGCTAAGGTCGAAAGCATCAAGTCGCGCCTTGCCGATGGCGAGGTGCCCACCCTTCGGGAAGTCGAGGAGGCGCTGCGGGAGCAGTTTGGCCTGTCTCGCGCCCAAGCCGCCGCCTTCGCCGCCGGTGGATACAAGAGCCTGATCGCGCGGGAGCGCGGGGACGGCGAGGCGATGACCGACGAAGCCAAGGCAGCCGTCGCGGATCTCCGCGGCCTGCTCAGCGGCTTCTCCCTCAACCTCTCCTGAGAGAACCCCCATGACCATGCGCCGCATTGCGCTGATTGCCGGCCTTGCCGGCGGCTATATCCCCATGTTCGCCGAGCGGCATGGGCTGTCCAACCTTGGGCGTCCTGTCTTCGATATGGATGGCGGTCGCGGCACGGGCGAGGCCGAGTTCAAGGCTCTCGCTGGCGACCTAAAGAAGGCCACCGACGAGGTTAAGTCCTTCGCCGAGAAGACCTCCACCGAGCTGAAGAACCTCGGCAAGCTGACCGACGAGACTAAGGTCAACGCCGACAAGGCGCTGTCCGAGATGAACGGCGTCGCCGCCCGGCTCGGCGAGCTTGAGCAGAAGATGGCCCGCCGCGGCTCTGACGAGCGTCCCGAGGTGAAGACCCTCGGCCGGCAGGTGGTCGAGAGCGACGAGGTGAAGGCCTTCCTCGCCGGCGGTCGGCGCGGCAAGGTCTCCGTCGAGACCAAGGCCATCATCTCGGCCCTCACCACCGATGCCAACGGCTCGGCCGGCGATCTCATCGTGCCGGATCGCCGCCCTGGCATCCTGGCGGTGCCCACCCGCCGTCTGACGGTGCGCGACCTGCTGACGCCGGGCCGGACCAACTCCAACGCGATCCAGTACGTGAAGGAGACCGGCTTCACCAACTCCGCCGCCACGGTATCGGAGACGGCGGGGACGGCGAAGCCTCAGTCCGAGATCAAGTTCGACATCATGACCACCTCGGTCACGACCATCGCCCACTGGGTGAAGGCGACGAAGCAGATCCTGGACGACGTGCCGCAGCTGCAGTCCTACATCGACGGGCGCCTGCGCTACGGCCTGGCCTATGTCGAGGAACTGCAGCTCCTGATGGGTGGCGGCACGGGCACCGACCTGAACGGCATCTACACCCAGGCGACGGCCTTCGCCGCGCCGGCTGGTACGGGCGTGACCTCCCCGACCATGGTTGACACGCTGCGTCTCGCGATGCTGCAGGCGGCCCTGGCCGAGTTCCCGGCCACCGGCATCGTCCTGAACCCGATCCAGTGGGCCGGGATCGAGCTGAGCAAGACCACGGACGGCGCCTATCTGTTCGCGAACCCCCAGGGCAGCGTGCAGGATCGTCTCTGGAACCTGCCGGTGGTGGCCACCCAGGCTATGACGACCGACAAGTTCCTCGTCGGCGCCTTCCAGCTCGGCGCGCAGATCTTCGACCGCGAGGACGCGAACGTCGAGATCAGCACCGAGGACCAGGACAACTTCATCAAGAACCTGGTCACCATCCGCGCCGAGGAGCGCCTGGGCCTGGCCGTCTACCGGCCGGAAGCCTTCATCAAGGGCGACCTCGGGCAGGTGACCTGACCCTGATCGGCGGCCGGGAGAACCCGGCCGCCACCTCTTTCCCAAGGAGACAAGCCATGCGGATGAAGGCTTTGGACAGCTTCCACGCGTCCGACGTGGGGATGCTCCACGCTGGCACCGAGTTCGAGGTGAGCGACGCCCGCGGCGCCGAGATGACAAAGCGCGGCCTAGCGATCGAGGTCGCGGACGCCCTGAAGGTTGAAGAGACCGCGGACGAGACGCCGCGTCGCGTCAAGCAGAAGGGCTGACCTCATGACCGAAACCGTCGAAGTCGTCGCTTCCCAGCCCGTTATGGTGCCGGCGGGCCAGATGCAGCCGGGCGACGTGTTCACCACGACCCGCGCCCACGCGGACCAGCTGGCCGCACTGGGCGTGCTGGAGATGGACAAGGGCGATGCCCCTGCCGGTGAGCGCGCCGCCGCTGCCGGCGCCAAAGCCCGCGCCAAGGTGGATGCCGAGGCCGCCAAGGCCGAGCGCGCCGCCGCTCGCGAGGAGAAGGCCGCCGAACCCGCTGCCAAGACCAAGGCGGCCGACTGACTATGGAACTTCGGCTCGTCACGGCGCCCGCGGCGGGCCCGCTCGCGTTGGACGAGGCGAAGGCGCATCTGCGTGTCGACAGCGCCGCCGAGGATTTCGCGATCGAGGTGCTGCTGGCCGCGGCCGTGCAGCACGTCGAGAGCCTGACCCACCGGGCCCTGATGCCGCAGGTGTGGTCCGTGACGCTCCCTGCGCCGGCTTGGTGCGACTGGCGCCGCGCCACGTCCTTCGGCCTGCCCTACGCGCCTCTGAGGGCCGTGACGCTGGTGGAGACGCTGGACAGCGCCGACGTGGCGACGGTGGTGCCCTCCACCCTCTACCGCGTCTCCGCTCCCTCGGGGCCCTTCGCGAGTGCTGGCGCCATCACCCGCCTAGACGGTTGGGCCTGGTCGTCGGACCGGCTCCGGATCACCTATGCCGCCGGCTACGCCAATGCTGACGAGGTGCCCCGCGCACTCAAGGCTGCGATCCTTCTGGTCTTGGGTGACCTGTTCGAGAACCGCGAGGGTGGCTCGCAGGGCAAGGCCTACGTCGTGAACCCGACCGTAGAGCGGCTGATCAAGCCGTTCATCGTCTCATGGCCGTAGAGGCTGGCCGGCTGCGGCATCGCCTAGTGCTTGAGCAGCGGTCGCAGGCGTCAAACGACGCGGGATACCTGACAGACGCCTTCGCCATTGTCGCCGAGGTCTGGGGCGCCGTGGAGGCGACCCGCGGCTCCGTCTATGCCGCCGGGATCCAGATGGAGGAGCGGCTGACCCACCGCGTCACCCTCCGCTGGCGCAATCCGGCGGACTTCGATCACGTCCGCATCGACGGCACGACCAATCGCTACAAGGTTCGCGATGCCCGCGACCCGGACGGCCGCCGCACGGTGCTGGAGATCATGGCCGAGGAGGTCACGGCGCCCACATGATCGGCATTCAGCACAATGGCGCCGGCGAGTTCCTGAAGCTGGCGACCGACGCGAAGAAGCTCGACAACGCGATCAAGGCCGAGATCCGGAAGGTCACCAAGGAGGGCCGTGAGACGGCCGCCGCTAGGCTTGCCCAGGCCGGCACGGGGCGGACCTACGAGGCCGCTAAGAATGCCCGCCGCGCTCGCTTCTTCAGCAAGGCTCGGCGCATCCCGACCTACACCGCCTCCGCGCCGGGTCGCCCCCCGGCAAAGGCGTCCGGTAACTTGCTTGCCTCTGTTCGGAGCAAGTTCCCGCGCGCCGACAAGGGATATGGCGCGAAGGTCTTCGCCAATCGCGGCCCTGCCTTCTATCGGCACTTTCTGGAGTTCGGAGCGCGCCCAGCGAAGCGGGGCAAGCGCATCGGCGCGGGCGGCACTCGCGCACCGCGCCCGATATGGACCCCGCTACAGCGCGAGTTCGAGGGCAAGCTGGTCCAGGCCATGCAGCGCGCGGTTGATCGCTTCGGGAGCCATCCATGATCCGCCCATCGCTGATTATCCAGCGCATTCGCGGTGAGTGCCCGATCTTCGGGGGGCGTGTTGCGGGTGCAGCGACCATGCGGAAGCTCTACGCCAACGACGACTTCCCCGTGCCGCATGCTTTCGTCCTGCCGCTGTCCGATACGGGGGAGGCGGTGGTCGAGCTGTCCGACCTCGCAACAGAGCTGCCGGCCCGCTTCGGGGTGGTCGTGGCGGTGGAGAACACCTCCGACGCTCCCGGGATGGGGGCTGCCGAGGCACTGATGGACGCCCGCGACCAGCTGCATGCGGCGCTGATCGGATGGGCTCCCGTCGAGGGCGCCGCACCTTGCCTCTACGAGGGCATGCCTGACGACCCCGACACGTCCCGGGTGCGGGCGTGGGCGCAGTTCGATTTTCGGTCCACTGCCTACGCCGCAACCGCGGTCTGAGAGGAGACATACCCCATGGCCGACGCACGCGGCTCCGATTTCAAGCTCTATCTGAAGGCGCAGACGAACGCCGAGACGCAGGCCACCGGCAACTTCAACCAGGTGCCGGTCCTGTCCTTCGATCTTGGCGCCTCCCAGGCGCTCGGCCGCGATGATGTTCTGAGCGCGGGCATCGGGCGGGACGGTGGCGACCCGTACCTCGAAGGCTTGGAGGTCGGCGGCAACGCGGTCGTGCCGATGGACACGGTCCACTTCGGCCGATGGCTCCACATGCTGCTTGGCGCCCCGACCGTGAGCGGTACGACCGATTACACCCACGTGTTCAAGAGCGGCGCTGCGACGCTCCCGAATTACACGATGGAGAAGGCCTTTCCGGCGGTCCCGTCCTTCTTCGACTATCTGGGAGTGAAGGCCAACACGCTCGCGATCACGGATCTGAGCCCGACCGGTCCGGCGAATGCGACCATCGGCCTCCTCGGCCTCAGCGAGACGGCCGGCACCGTGACGGCAGCCGGGACGCCGGTGGTCACACAGTTTCAGCGTTTCATGAAGCCGACCGGCAGCGTGAAAAAGGACGGGGTCACCCTCGCCAAGGTGACGGGTGGCTCCCTCAATTATAGCAACGGCATGACCGGGGTTCGCACCATCCGCGCAGACAACCGCTTAGAGGCGGTGGACGAGGGCAGCACGAGCGCTGGCGGTGATCTGCGCATGCGCTTCTCGGACAACTCGATCAGCACCCAGGCCATTGCCGGCACGCCGTGCAGTCTGGAGTACGGCTTCAGCATCACGGCGACCAAGTCGGTCGCGTTCCTGTTCCCCCGCGTTTTCCTGTCCCGGCCTCGTGTCGGAGTGAACGGGCCGGGCGGCATTGAACTGCCCGTGTCCTGGCAGGCAGCCTACGACATGACGGCAGGCTGCCTGATGCAGGTGACCTTCAAGACCCAGGTGGCGAGCTACACCGCATGAGCCTGACCCTTCGGACTTCCAAGGAGCCGATCTGGCTCAACGTCATCGAGCCTGGCGTCCGGGTGAAAGTGCCGCCGCTGGACGTGGCCGTTATGCGCGCGGCCGGCTACCGCGCCATGAAGGCGGCGGCCGAGGCGCGTATCTCCGCCGGCATCGGGGACGACGAGGTTCCGGACGATGCCCAGGTAGGGGTGCTGGAAGGCGCCTTCACTGCAGCGCGTATCCGTGCCCTGGCTGAGCGGATCGTGGAGTGGGAGGGGATCGTCGGCGAAGATGGCGCCCCTTTGCCGATCACGTCGGACAATCTCGACGCCTTTGCCTCTCACCCGGTGGCGGGAATGAACTTCCTCAACGCCTACGAGGCGCCTGTTCAGGCCGTGGTGACGGAGGGAAACGGCTCCGGGAAATCCACCGTTGGCGGTACAGCGGCGGACCCGAGTACTGCACCGGCTGCCCCGGCTACTCCGCAGGAGACACCGCCCGTTGCGCCGCCTGCCCTGGCACCGTCCATGCGCCGGAAACCGAAGCCGGGACAGCCTGCGAGGCTGCAGTAAGGGCCTGCATCCGTGGCGGGATGGCGGGCGCTGAGGTTGACGTGGCCGGCGCCATTGCTTTGGCGACCGGCATGGGGGTGGAACCGGCGACAGCCGCGACGCTCCTTGCGGCGTGCGCCGAGGGCATAAGGCTCGGCACCCTTGACCGGAAGGACCGGGAAGGGGCCGAACCCTCGGTTGAGGCGGACTAAAGCGGCTGCTGAGGAGCAGGCGGGACAGGCATCGCGCCGGTCCGGATGTACTCATCCATGCAGCTGCGCTCGCTAGCACCTCCAGCAATCGTCGCTATGGCGCCTATGAGACCGAGCATGGCGGCACCGCCGCCCGGGTTCTGCGCGCTGCAGATTGCTACCGCGCGGCGGTCCCGGACCTCCCGGGCGGCGAGGGCGACGGCACCCCTGGCAGCAGCCTTGTCCGGGAGGCTGGACCGCTCAATTGCGGCGTCGACATCTGGAGAATTGCTTAAAGCGAGTTGCACATAGGGTCGCAACTGCTGCGGCGCGATAGACTGCTCGGCCAACGTCTGAGGGTCACTGATCCGGGTCAGATCGGCGCTTGGCACTGCACAGGACGAGCAGGGGAAAGCCACCAACGTGTAGGGGATGTTCACCTCGATCCCGCCGTCACGCCTTTCCCGGACGGTGTAGGCACGGTTGAAGCGGCCCCGGCCGTCTGTGTCGCGGAAGCACATCGGCATAGGCCTGATGCTATCGCCGAAGAACGTCGGGCTCGTTGAGCAAAACTCGTCCTGTCCATCAGCACGAGATGGGACAAAGACCTGCTGAGCCCTGACACGCACGTTGGATGCCCAGTTTACCCGCTCGTCTCGGGCCTCGGTAGCGACTGCCACCTCATTCCGGGTCGATCTTTCGATGTTCGCGGTGGCGCATCCTGAGGTCAGCAGAAACAAGGCAATAGCGATCCGGCGCAAGACGATCTTCCTCTTCAGGGAGGACGATCCTGCCGCATCAGCACCAATTCAGAAAGGAGGGCGTGAATGAGCGGCAGCCGCAACATCGTTTTGACGCTCTCCACGGCCGGCGCCGAGAAGGTCCGCGCGGACCTCGAAGCCCTTGGCCCAGCGGGCGAAGCCGCCCTCAAGCGGCTGGACGATGCGGTGCAGCGTTCCAGCCGAGGCATGGCGACCGCCTCGGCGGGCGCGTCAACCCTTCGGCAGAACCTCGGCGGCCTCGGCCTTCAGCTTCAGGACGTGGCCGTTCAGGCCCAGATGGGCACGAATGCCCTCACGATCCTAGGGCAGCAGGGGCCGCAGATTGCCAGTCTGTTCGGCCCGGCCGGCATGATTGCGGGCGCGGCGATCACCATGGGCGCCTTTGCAGCCCAGCTCGGGATTGCGGCCCTTACCGGCAAAGAGCTTGCGGACGTTTTCAAGGAGATAGACGCCTCATCCCGCCTGGCAGACGAAGCGGCGAAGCGCCGCGTCTCTGGGCTGGAAGAAGAGGCCAACCGCCTCAATGCCCTGGCGGCGGCCTATCGCGAGTACAATGCACAGGCGCTCGCTGGTGAGCGGGCGCGGCTCTCAAGCGAGCGCAGCCAGAATGACCGCTCCGCGCGATCGAGGCTGGGCTCGGTTGATGCTGGCATTTTCGGCATCGGTTCCGTACGTGGTGCGGCGCAGGCTGCCGCCTCCGGGGCAGGTGAGGCCCCGTCCGGGCAGGAACAGGCGGCACTCGACCAGCTCACGGCGCTGAACGACATTGCCTCTATCACCCGCGAGCGGGTGCTGGCGGTGGCCGGCGCGCTGGACGAGGCGGCCCGCGCCAATGGCCCCTTCTCCTCTTCGCTCGGGGCGGTCCGTGACGAGCTTCTGAAGCAGATCGGCCCATTGACCGAGGCGGGCGACAAGGCCCGCGCGAACGCCGAGCAACTGCGCCTGATCGAACAGGCATCCGGCGGAGCGGCTACTGGCGTCGCCACGGTCGGCACGGCGGCTGGAACCACGGCTGGCCAGGTGGGCGGGCTGAACACCGCTCTCGACGCCACCCGGCAGCGGCTGATGGCCTTGGCGCAGCAGCGCGTGGCCAACCCGTTCGAGGACGTCGAAGAGAGCCTCAAGCGGCTCCGCGCGCAGCAAGAGGCGCTGCAGCGGGGCGGAACGCAGGCGTTCACCGAAGAGCAGCGGCGCCAGACTGCCCAGGCCCAGATTGCCAGCCGCGTCGAACAGGACGTGGCGAAGCTGGAAAAGGCGCTCAAGGACGCCAATGTCGGCGGCGCCGAAGCAACCCAGCGGCTTGCGGCGGCGCGGACCGAGGCAGTTCGCCTCCGGACCGAGGAAGCCACCGCCCAGGCTGCGCTCGCCAATCAGGTGGACGCGGTTCGCCAGCGCGAGGCGGACGCCCGCAAGGAGGCGACCGCAGGCCGTGCAGCCGCCCGCCGCGAGGATGCCGAGGCAGCCAAGGAGCGGCTTGCCGCAATCGACCTTGAGCGTCGGATCTATGCCGAACTCCAGATGACCCGCTCGGGCCTGCTTGCTGTCACTTCCTCAGACGAGCGCGGCATGAACGAGGCGGAGCGCGTTCTGCGCGCCGCCGGCCAGCACCCCGATCAAGTCAAGAAGCGTACCGACGAGGCCACTCGCATTGCGACGCAGGCTTACGAAAGCCAGCAGCGCAAGGCCGAGGCGACCTACGAACGGATCACCGACTACGCGGGCAACGCGTTCGCGGACCTGTTCCTCGACACTGAGGGCGGCTGGAAGCGCACGATGGATAACCTCGAGCGTGTGGCGATTGCGACCTTCGCCAAGATCGCGTTTGAGGCGGCAGCGCGCCCGATCATCATGCCAATGGTGCAGCAGTTCGTCGGTAGCACCGGCGGTGGGGCTATGGGCGGTGCTGGCGCTGTCTTCAGCACGGCTGCCGCTGCGGGCGCGGGCGCCACGCCGGTCACCGACGCCCAGGGTAATATCGTCGGCTACGCGCAGAACGCCTACGCCGGCAAGACGCTGGGCGGCCTGTTCGACGGCGGCATGGGCATGATGTCGCCCGGCTACTCGTTCCAGAGCGGGTATGTCGCAAGCGCAGACCGCTTTATCGGGTCGACCCCAGGCGGTGGCATCGGTGGCTTTCTCGACAAGCCCGTTTATGGCGCGACCGAGGGTGCCATGTACGGTCCATATAGCGCGGCCAGCCCTGGCACCGGCTTCACCGTAAGCGGCGGCGGCGTCAACAGCCTGACATATGGGCAGGCCGCTCTTGGTGGCTTGTCTGTGGCCGGCGGCGCGTTCGGCATCTACCAAGGCATCCAGCAGGGCGGCCCGAAGGGCGCGGCCAACGTCGTCGGCGGCGCGGCTGGCGTCATTGGCGGCGGCGCAGGCCTCGCGGCAGGCAGCGCGGGGGCGCTTGGCATCGGCGCAGGGGCTACCGCGGCACTCGGTGCTGTGGCGGCCGTCGCCCCTTACGTCGCGGTGATTGCGGCCATCGTCGCCATGATGCTCCCGGCGCAGAAGCCGTCCGACCGCACCGGTACATCCTTCGTCAACCTGAGCACGAACGAGACGACGGAGGGCGGGCTTGGCGGCGACCGGTTCAGCCAGGAGAACCGCGACAGTGCGATGAATGTGGGTCGCGCGATCCAGGATCTCGCCGACAAGATCGGGTCCACCTACGGCATCACCGCTAACGGCGCCATGCTGGTCTCCGCAGGCTCGCGTGACGGTCTGGTGCTCCGGAACGGCTCCACGGACTATGACTTCTCGCACGACGAGGCCGGCGTTGCGGACCTGCTCAAGCAGGCGACGAGGATCATTCTCGAAACGAATGGCGGACAGCTCACCGGCAGCCTGGCCACCACCTATGCCACGGTCGGCACGGGCGATCCGGACCGACTGCTTGAGGCGCTAGACTGGACCAAGACGGTCTATGATGCCTTCGCGCAGGCGGAGGATCAGGCGAGCCAGTACGCGCAGCAGGTCAAGGGCCTCTGGGATGAGTGGGGGCCGCTGATCGAGCGGGCGCGAGAGTACGGCTTGGCGGTCGAGCCCATTCAGGACCGGCTGGGCGAAATGCTTGGCGCGCTCAACGATGCGCGGAGCCTGCAGTTCAACCAGATAGTGGCGGGCTTCGACTTCACGTCCGCCCAACTTCGCGGCGATCCCGACACCGTGCTGCGGATGCAGCTTACGCAGTTCGACCTGCAGCGCACGGCCGACTACACGGCGATGGCCGAACAGATCAAGCAGATGGGCTTCGGCGCGGAACAGATCGAGGTCGCGACGCGGGCCTTTGACGAGATGAAGGATCTGCAGCGGCAGTCGGTCATCGAGCAGACCGAGGCAGCAAAGGCGCAGCAGGCCGCCGCCGCGGCTCAGGAGGCGTCGACGCGCCTCTCCGCGGAGGCAAGTGCGCTGCAGACCCTCTCGCAGCAGGGCGGCATCCTGCAGTCGTTCCTGGACGATCAGGCCACCAGTGGGGCAACCAGCCCGCAGTCGGCCTTCCTGGCGGCGCAGTCGCAGTACGCTGAGGCCTTGGAGCGCGCCCGCGCCTCCAGTGCCGAGACGGCGGACCTTGGGCGCGTTACGGGTGCCGCGCAGAACCTGCTGAGCGCCAGCAGTGCCTTCTATGGGGACGGTGCGCAGGGGGCGATGATCCGGTCCGGCGTGCTGGGTCAGGTGAAGTCGCTCGGTGTGGATCTCGGGCTGCCGCAGTTCTCGGACCGGTTCGAGGACAACGTGACGCGGCTCATCACGAGCCAGACGGATCAGGTGGCGGCCAATCAGGCGCTAGCAGAGGAAATCAGGATCCTGCGGGAAGAGTTCCGAACCTATCGGCTGAGGAATGCGGCATGATTGAGGGAGAGCGGACGATGGATGAACCTCGGACGGTGACACTGCGGCTAGAGGTGGTGGGAGCCGGAGAGGCCGCTGCGCTCATCGAGAAGATCCGCAGCGTCGTGCTGAACCAAATGCGCAGCCTTAGCGTGGATCTCAGCCTTCCGCAGTTTGGCGACAAACTGAGTGCATCCGTCGACCGTCTCGTAGCGGCACAGAGCCTCGAAGCAGCTCGGCACCAGTCCCTGCAAGATGAGATTGCGGCTCTTCGCGCTGAGTTCCGTACCTACCGCCTCCGCACGGCCGCATGACACTCGGCCTCGCCCCACTCGCATCCGCTCCGGTCGCCGCCCTCTGGCGCCCGGACATTGCCGCGCCCGATCCGGGCACGGTGCGGGTGGGGCAGGGGGCGGTCGATCCGGTCTGGGCTATTGCCCTTCAGGGGGCGGCGGCGGGCCCGCCTGTCCCCGCGCCTTTCGGCATGGTCGCCGCCTTGCCGGTGGCCGCCTTCGCGCTGCCGCCCAGTACTGATGTGGGCATCCCGACCCTGCGCTACAGCGACCGCGGCTGGATCGGGGAGCCGACCGACCCGGACGCGCCGAATGAGCGTTGGCCTGGGCGGCTGATCGAGGCGCCGGCCTTGGAGCGGACAATTCCGATTTATCCAGGCGGAGCGCGTCGGGCTGAAGTCAGCGGCGGCGAGATCTTCCTGGCGAATGGCGACGGGGGGCTTGACGCACTGACCACAGACTGGCGCTTGGCCGGTCGGACCCTGGAAATCCTGCGCGGGCCCTACCGCTCCCCCGTTCGCGCTGCCCGGTCCGAGTTCGCGACCATCGGCACCTTCCGCATCGCGCGCCTGGCGCAGGGTACGGGGCGGCTTCGTCTGCCGCTGGCGAGCGCGGCCGCAGAGCTGACCATGCCGGTGTCGGCGACCTATGGCGGCACGGGCGGGGCGGACGGCACGGAGGCTATGACGGGGCAGGACAAGCCCGTCCGGTATGGCATCCACCGGAATGCCAGTGGCGTGCTGGTGCACCCTGGGCTGCTCGCGTACCAGATGAACGATGGCCGGATCAGCGCAGTCTTGGCCGTTCGCGGCCGAGGCGGCGCCTACAGCTTCGCCGGCGACTACGGCTCCTGGGGCAGCTTCGCGGCAGCGGTGCCCGCGGCTGGGACCTACATCACCTGCCTTGCCTTGGGCTTCATCCGCCTCGGCAGCACCACCTCATCCCTGACGGTGGATTTCCGCGGCGCGGCGCCGGACGGTTGGGGCTATCTTAACACGGCCGCCTCGATCGCAGAGCACCTGCTGCGGGTTCCCGGTGGCATCACGCCGGAGCGCGCGCAGGCAACCTCCTTCTACGACTGGCCGGCGGGCGAGGTGCGGCTGGATGCCACCGGCATGACCGTGGCTGGCGCGCTGGATGCCCTGGCCGGCGGCGTCGGTGGCTGGTGGGGCGCAGACACGGCGGGGCGGTTCAGGGGCTCCGCGCTGGTTCCGCCCGAGCTTGGCGGCCCGTCCATCCTGCTGGAGCCCTGGATGCTCTCCAGCCCGCCGCAAGAGGTGGAGGCGGCGCAGGCGCCCTGGTGGCGGGTGCGGGTGGCCTATCAGGTGCTCGGCACCGTCCAAACGGGCGAAGACCTGGCGGGCAGCGTCAGCGATGTGAACCGGGCGCTCTACGGGCAGCCCTATCAGGTGGACACCGCCTATGACCCGGACGTGCAGAGCGCCTTTCCCGGCGCTACGGATGGGCCGCTGGTGGAGAGCGCCTTCGATGATGCGGCGGATGCCGGCGCCTACTCGACGCGGCTGATGGAACTCTTCGGCGCCGCCCGGCGGGCTTGGCAGGTCTCCATACGGGCCGATCAGGCATGGCGGTTCTGGTCTGTCATGGAGCCGGGGCAGTTGGTGCGGCTGACCTGGCCGGGGATCGCGGCCCTTCGCGACGGCAAGACACTTGTTCTTCGGGGCGTCTCCGCGCGCGGGGACCGCCTGACATTGGACCTCTGGGGGTAGACCGTGGGCACCGTCCTGTCGTGGCAGAACGCGGCCGAGGCCGTGGGCGTCAGCCTGTCCGCGTCCTCGGAGGCGATGGGGTTGGGTGTGGGCTCGCTGCTCACTCCGACCATCGCTGACGTATGGCGGAGCGCGACGGGCGGAGCGACTGTGCACACCTTCTCCGCGGACCTCGGCGCTGCCGTGCCGCTGCGCGTCGTGGCGATCGCGGCGCCGCGTGACGGGGTGCTGCCGGGCTCGGGCGCCACCTGGCGTGTACGAGCCGGGAGCACCGCAGGCGGCTCCCAGGTCTTCGACAGCGGCACCGTGGCCCTGGACATGCGGCGCGGCGTCGCTGCGAGCCTGCTGCCTGTGGGCACGACCGCCCGCTACCTGACTGTGACGATCACCGGCGCAGCGGGCGACCCTTACCTGCAGCTTGGCCGCTTCTGGGCTGGCGATGCGCTCGTGACGGCGCACAACATTGCCTACGGCTGGGCCCGTGGCGTGCTGGATACGGGCAACTCCGACCGGGCGGCTCTCTCAGGTGCGCGCACCATCCAACGCGGTGCCAAGGCCCGCACCCTCGAATTCGATTTGCCCCGGCTGAGCACGGCCGAGGCCGCCGCTCTGGATGACGTGGCGCTGGCCGTGGGCACGACGGGGCAAGCCTTCCTGTCGCCGCTGGAGAGCATGACGCACGCCATGTTTGGCCACTTCACCACGCCGCTCTCGCCCGCGCAGCCGGGCTTCAATCGCTTTAGCGCGCGCAACGCCTTCGAGGAGGATCTGTAATGGGGGTTCAACTGCTGACGGGCGATCGCGTCCTTCAGCTCACCACTACCACGGGCACCGGCACCTATCAGCTCGGCGCCGCGGCGGCTGCGACCTATCGCACGCTGGCCCAGACCGGCATCGCTTCCGGTTCGCGCGTCATGTACGTGGTGCAGGACGACCCGCTTGCCCCAACGCAGTGGGAGGAGTGCGAGGGCATCTACACTACCGGGTCGCCTAATACCTTGACCCGTGCGACGGTGCGCGGCGGCTCGAATGGCACGTCTGCGGTCAACTGGGGCGCCGGCACGAAATACATCTACCTGTCGGCGTTCGCGAAGCGGCTGCTGCTGGCCGACAATGACGGGCTTCCCATGGCCGTCCAGGCCATCGCGGGCGCTTGGCCCAGCACGAACTTCGACCCCAGCACCAGCGAGACGATCATCTTCAATGTGTCGATCCCGGCACGGACGCGCGGCATCGTCGGGCAGGTGACCGTGAATGGCCTGACGGGAGCCAGTGACGCGACGCTGACCTGCCCGGTCTATCTGCTGAACGCGAGTGGCGGCATCCAATCTGGCCCGATCAATGTGCCCAACCGGGCGAAAGCGAACAGCTACGGGCAGGCAAACTTCCCCATCACCTTCGCCATCGGCGCGGGATTGGTCGGCTCCAGTACAGCCTGGGCCCTCCGCTTCAACGCCTACCGCAACAACCCCTTCACGATGAGCGAATACACATTCAACGGCCTCGCTATCTGCGAGCCGGGCTGAGGAAGACCCCATGGCAGACGAGACGTTCACCCGCGCCGAGTACGGCAACGCGGAGCGCACGGTGGTGCGCGCATGGCCGGCAGAGGGGCCGTCCTGGGCTGTGACGCCTGGCGATCCGCGGTTGCAGGGGCTGGAGATCGCGGAGTTCGCATCCGGCGCCGCGCCCGGTGTTCGCTACGTGCCGGTCTATCTGGCGCGGCAACGCCTTGAGGCCGCAGGGCTCTGGGAAGCCGCTGCCGAAGTTCTCGCGTCTCAGCCCGCAAAGATGCTCAAGGTGCTGAGCCTAGAGGCCGGTATCGCGACCAATGATCCGGACGCGCTGGAGCTGCTGACAGTCATCGGCGCCGATCCCGCTGAGATCCTGGCCGCCTAGCCACCACCCACAATCCGGAGGGCACTTATGCCGGCCTACCTGAACGACCGCATCCTCGACAACGGCCTAACGGTGCTCGACACCGAGGGAACGCGCATCCTGATTTGCTCGTCGCAACCCGCGACCTACGGGGCGGCTGATACCGCGACCCTGGGCGAGGCTGCCCTTGCGGCGGGGGGCATCGGGGCGCCCGCCGCGCGCAGCCCAGACGGGCGCAGGGTTACGGTCGCGGCCGTCACGTCAGGCAGCGTGACAGCGAGCGGCACCGCGACCCACTGGGCCATCGTCGACGACACGAATTCGCGCCTGCTGGCCGCCAACATGCTCAGTGCGCCCCAGTCGGTGGTCAGCGGAAACACGTGGACGCTCGCGGCCTTCGACATCGGCATCCCCGGTCCGGCCTGATCGGGTAGGGGCGGAGTAGCGCCGTGGCCGGCTGGAGCACAACAGACAAGTCGGCCAGCGTCACACTTAGTGCTGACGCGCGGACCGCGACGACCTCATCGTCGGCCGCGGGTGGTGCGAGGGCGGCGACCGGGCGGTCTAGCGGAAAATGGTGGTACGAGGTCGCCACCACCAACGCGGTCACGTCCAACGTGGTCGGGCTGGTGCGGGCGGATCACCCGCTCGGCACGGCACCCGGGGCGACGCCGATCTCGCTCGGCATCCAGAACCGCAACCTCCGCACGCTGACGATGGGCGGCGCGGTGCTCTCGACGGATACGGCCAGCGACGCGGCAATCAGCCGGGTTTGCGTCGCGGTCGACCTGGACGCCGGGCTGCTCTGGTTCACCACGCTCGCCATGCGGAACCTGGGACGCATATGGAATAACTCGGCCACGTCCGACCCAGACACCGGCGTCGGCGGGATCAGCATTGCTGCACTCATCGGCGCCCCGCTCTTCCCGTCCTTCTACAACGCCAGCAGCGGTCGCGACGCGACGATCAATACGGGCGAGGAGGCGTGCGCCTGGTCGCCCACGGGCTTCGCGGCCTGGACCACGGGCGTGGTCTCTGACGGGCGGTCTCAGTGGGATCCGGGCGGGCGCACGGCGACGATCACCCTGTCGTCCGATGGCCGGACGGCCACGGTCACGACCACGTCCAGTTCTTACGACCGCGGCACCAAGTCAAAGGCGATCACCCCGGGAAGCGGCAAACCGTTCTACCTGGAAGCCACGATCAGCAGCGCCCCGGGCTCGACGGTTCGCTTCGGCCTGACTGAGGGCGCGACCTCCTACAACACGACGCCGGGCTCCGGTACCACGAACAACACGGTGGGCTGGGTGCCTCAGGCCAGCCGGCGCGTCATGCTCCAGGGCGCCTACTCCTCGCCCAGCGGCGGAGCGGCTGAGACGGGCGCCCACACGGTCGGCATCGCGGTCGACCCTGCCGCCATGCGCCTCTGGTGGACCTCTACCGGTATGCGGGGCTTGGACGGGGTCAACTGGAATAACGATCCCACAGCCAACCCCGCCACCGACACGGGCGGCCTCGATATCTCTGGGCTCGCGCCCGGCAACTACTTCCCGGCCATGTCCGGCAACGTGGTCGGGCTTACCTTTCTGCTGAACACCGGGCAGGACGCCTTCCAGTTCCAGCCGGCCGGGTTCGCCGCCTACGACACCCCGGCCGAGAGTGGCCCAGCCTCCTATGACCTGACCGGATCAGGCATCGCCACTGGCCTTCCCGCGCTGGGCACGCCGCCGCTAGGCCAGGACCGGGTTCTGGCCGCGGCGGGGTTGAGCGCCGCGCCTCCTGGTCTCGGGTCGCCGGTCCTGGGGCAGGTCCATGCGCTGGCCTCGACCGAGGTGGTGTCCGGCTTCCCCACGCTGGGCAGCCCCGCCCCGGGCCAGGGCTACAGCTTGGCCGCGGTGGGTGCCACGTCTGGCGCCCTTGCCCTGCCTGCTGCGGTGTTTGGGCAGGGCCACACCCTGGCGGCTGAGGCTGCGGCTTCTGGCGCTCCGGTCCTGGCAGCTCTGCCCCTGGGCCAAGGTCATGCGCTGGCGGCCAATGCGGTCACGGCAGGCGCGGTCACTCTGGCGGCGCCCGCCCTGCATATCGCTGGCACCCCAGCGGCAGACAGGCTCGACACGGGCCTGCCTGTCCTGGGCGTTCCGGCGCTGGCCCAGCAGCACGCGCTGACCGCCGCGCTGGTCCAGGCAGGGGCACCGACCGCGGGCGCGCCCTCTCTGGCGGGCGGCTACGCCCTGGCAGCTTCCCCGGTCCTGGCGGGGGTGCCGGGTCTGGGCACGCCAGCCCTCGGTCAGGGGCATGCGCTTGCGGCAAGGCCCGCCACGGCGCGCGCTCCTGTCGTGGGTATTCCGGCGGCGCAGCAGGGGCACTTCCTGGCCGGCGAGCCCATCCTCGTCCGCGCGCCAGCCCTCGGCGCGCCGGCCCTCAATGGCTCCGACGCGGTCACACCGACCTTCGCCCGTCTGCGGCTCCATCGTCCCGCCACGGCGGCACTGGCTCTGGGCCGTAGCGCCGCCGCCGATCTCGCGCTGAGCCGTCCCCTGACGGCTCGGCTCGGCTTCGTCACCTTACATTCGGGAGTTTCGCCCATGCGCGACCGGCTGGGTTTCAGCGTCTGGCAGGGCCAATCCGTGCGTGTGGCCGTGAACTTTCAGGATGCGGCGGGGGCGCCGATGACCAATCCGGCCGGGGTGACGATCACAGCCAAGCGGCCCGACGGCACGAAATCCGACCTGACCGAAGTCTCCGGCGAGGACGGGACTTTCTACGCCGACTTCATCGCGGACATGCCGGGCTATTGGCGCGTGCGGGCGGAATGCACGGGGCCCTCCGCGGCCGTCGATGAATGCACGGTGCAGGTGGCCGCGTCGCAGGTGCTGGCGTGACCGCGGGGGTGAAGAACACGATGGCCGCCTTTCTCCGTGTGGTCGGGGCGTCGCAGGGCATCACAGGCTGGGCCGGAGCCTGACCATGCCGCAGAGGGGAATGATTTGATGCCGCGCGTGGCACGAACGGTGGTGGCGTTCTTCCGGGAGTTCTTGGCCCGCGACCGCTACCTCACAGAAGCCCTGGCGGCGCTGGTCACCTTCGCTGTGGGTGTGCTGGCGTCGATTTCACTCGGGCCCGTCCAGCAAGCGCCCGCCCTGGCCGGCTTTCGGGACATGCCGTGCCCCGAGGGGTGGGTGATCGCCTTCTGCCTTCCGGGGCTCTACTGCTCCGCCAAGCTTTGGTGGGAGGGCGAGACCTACGAGGGCAAGGTCTCGCTTGCCGTAATGCTGTCCTTCGTTGCGCTCGGCACCTTCAGCATGGCGATCGATCTCAACAACTGGGGCTTCTGGACCCTCTTCGCGCTTCAGCTCGGCGTGCTCAAGGGCTACGCGCTCATCCAGGAGTGGACATATCTCCGCTGGGGCGTGTCCGTGCTGGGCGCCTTCTTCTGGATCTCGCTCACCCTTAGCATCGCCAACAGCGCCCCCGACTACCTCCCGATCCTGCTGGCCCCCTGTGGCGGCTTCGCTGCGGCGAACCTGCTCTCGGTGTCGCGTCTGTCGGGGAGGCGGGGGAATGCTTGAGTGGCTGGGGCTCGAATGGTGGCGCCAGGTATGGCAGCCCCTCCTGGCAGCCGGCCTCGTGTGGCTGGCGACCGTCTGGAAGAACACCAGCGACAGCCGCACCAGCCGGGACCAGCGGCTGGATACTCGCTACGACAAAGAGCTGGCGCGAGCTGACGCCGAGGCTGAGGAGCTGCGGAAGCTTCTCGAAAAGTCGGAGGGCCGCCGCAGCAAGAGCGAAGTCGAGAAGGATGCGGTTTGGTTCGCCGCCCGCCGCATGGAGGGCCTGTGCCACCGCTACAGGCACGACGCCCACAACGCGATCATGGTGATGTCGGCCCGTGCCGGCGTGCCTCCGGTCGACATGCTGCCGGAAGTGCCTTCGCTGCAGAGCCTGCTGCCTAAGACTGAGTAACGCTGCGGGCCGGTGGCTAGGGTTCCATCGGCCCGCTTACGGTCACCGATATCTTGGGCATCTCAGCTACCTCTCCGCTCGCGCGGTGGTGGGCAACATGAACCGCCACGTGCGTCCCGCGACCGGCCGCCTGGGCTAGCAAGTCGTTCAAGCACTCGACCAGGCGCTCGATTTCCTCGGCCAGTTTAGCGTCCGAGATCTGCTCGTTTGCCACAGCGCTGCTCCTAGGCGCCGCTGCGCCGGCTCTCTCATACCACACCCGAAAGGAACGCGCATGCTCGCGTTGCTGCCGCTTGCCCTGAGCGTCCTGCCGGGGCTGATCGACCTCGTGGCGGGGGACAAGGCGGGGCGCGTCGCCGGTACCGTCGCCTCTGCCGTGGCGCAGGTCACCGGCACGGACGATCCCGCCACGGCTGCCGCTGTGCTGGCCGATCCGGCGAAGGCCGCGGAGATGCGAACCCGTCTGGCGGAGATCGCGCTGGAGGCCAAGCGTGCCGAGATGGCCGACGTGGCAAACGCCCGCAGCCAGACCATCACCCTGGCGCAGTCCGGCAGCGGCATCGCCTGGGCCGCGCCGACCATCTCCGTCGTCATCGTGGCCGGCTTCTTCGGCTGCGTGGTGCTGCTGTTCATGATCGAGCGCACCTGGGACGAGCGCACGGCCAACTTGCTGAACGTCCTGTTCGGCGCGCTCATCCCCGGCTTCTCGCAGGTGGCGAATTACTGGCTCGGCTCCAGCGCCGGCAGCAAGGCCAGTGGCGACGCCGTGCGTGCTATCGCAGCCGGCACCACGAGCGCGCCTTCCCCGGTCACCGTGGCCCAGGCCGGCACCGTGAACGCCGCCCCTCAGCCTTCCCCCGCCGGCACCACAGCCGACGACCTCAACGCGCGCGAACTCACCCGCGCCCGATAGGAGACCACGCATGACCCCCGACCTTCTCGCACGCTACTCGCACCTCTTCGGCTACGCCGAGGGCACCACAGGCGGCACGGGCGGCGATATCGTGCGCTGCGCGACCGGCGACGAGGTGCAGGCCGCCTTCAATGCCAAGGGCGACCGACCGCTGATCGTCGTGCTTACCGGGACCATCGACGGCGCCAACACCAAGGCCGCGCAGATCGACATCTCCGACAAGCACGACTGGACCATCATGGCGGACGGCGTCGGGCAGGACGTGGCCGAGGTCGGGTTCCGCGTGAACAAGGGCTCGTCCAACGGCATCTTCTTCAACCTGAAGGCCGGCCAGGCGAAGGACGGCCCGAAGGATGTCATCGGCATCGAGGGCGACTGCCACCACATCGTGGTGCTGCACTGCGACCTCGCCGGCGACATGGCGAAGGGCAAGGACTACTACGACGGCCTGCTCGACACGAAGCGCGGCAGCCACTCCATCGCCGCGGTCCTTTGCAAGTTCCACGACCACCACAAGGCGTGCCTGCAGGGCTACAGCGACAGCGACAAGGGCGACCGCCGCGTCACCTTCGCCCTCTGCCATTGGGACAAGATCGGTTCCCGCTGCCCCTCTGTGCGGTACGGCGAGGCGCATGTCTGGGGCTGCCTGCTGACCGACGTGGAGACCTCCGGGATCAACTGCCGGATGGGCGCCAAGGTCTGCATCGAGGCCACCACCTTCGACAAGGTGCACAACCCTGTCTGCGCGCTCGACAGCAAGGAGCCGGGATACTGGAACATCAGCGACAGCGCGGCGATGGCCTGCTCCTGGGGCAAGTCGTCCGCCAAGGAGCCGCTGGCCGTGGATATGAAGTCCACGACCGACTTCCGGCCGCCCTACGCCATGCCGGCGATCACGCGAGGCCAGGCCGCGGCCGTGGTGCAGCAGGGCGCCGGGCTGCTGCCGCCGGGTGTGGTGCTGGCGCTGCCGGGGCAGGGGGCTTCTGTCCCGCAGCCCGAGCCCGAGCAGCCGGCAGAGCAGGTGACGCCGCAGGTTCCCGAGCAGCCCGCCGAGGAAGAGCCAGAAGTGGTGGACCTTGGGCCTATCGCGGTCGCGCTGGACGAGGCCGAGGCCGCGCTCGCCAAGGTCCGCCGGCTGCTGGGGGCTGGGTGATGGGCACCTTCGAGGCGCAGATGGCGAAGACCGCTCTCACCGAGGGCGGCTACGTCAACGACCCGAGCGACAGGGGAGGGGAGACGAACCACGGCGTAACCCTGGCCGTCGCCCGGGCCTTCGGTTACCAGGGGCCTATGCGGGCCCTCACCAAGAGCCAGGCGCTGGAGATCTACCGCGCGCGCTACTGGATGCAGCCCGGGTTCGACCTGATCGACGCCATCAGCCCTGAGGTCGCCGCGTGGCTGCTGGATACCGGGATCAACATGGGGCCAGCGACGGCCGGGAAGATGCTGCAGCGGGCCCTCAACGGTCTGAACGACCAGCAGAGCCGCTATCCGGACCTGACCGTCGACGGGCTATGCGGCGCCCTGACCCGCCACGCCCTGACGCAGTTTCTCGCCTACCGCGGGGCTGAAGGGGCGGTGGTGCTGGTCCGGATGCTGCGCGCCATGCAGATGGGGCGCTATCTGGAGATAGCCGAGGGGAACCAGACGCAGGAGCGGTTCCTGTATGGCTGGGCGAGGCGGGCTCTTCTGGCGTAGATTAGCCCCGCTGCGGGTGCGGCGCAGGGAGACACCCTGCTTTAGCCGGATGGCCTACGCCGGGTTAACGCCCGGCCCCCAAAGCACAGAAGCCGCTCGGTTGGTTGGACGGGGGTCCGATCTGCCGGGCGGCTTTTTTGCGTTCTGGGGCTCTACTTTGAGGAGTTCATCTCGCGCCCGAGCCGTCTCACTTCATCTTCCAAGTCCGCGACCCGCTGCCAGAGGTCCGCGACCAGGCGGACCAAAACAGATCGGTCGCCAGCCTGTAGAGCCTCCATCAGATCGTTCTCGACTTCCGAAGCCGCTTTCCAGTCGCCTGCCATTCCAGGTCCTCCTTCAGAGAAGGTTGGGACATACCAGCGCAGGTCGCCCCTGGGCAGGCTGATCCTGTGTGCAGGCAGGCACGATAAAACTCTTTTATCGTGCCTAGCTCCCTTAGAGGCGTCGATTGCCTTCGGTGTAGCGGCCTGGACCCGCCATTCACCCCTTATCAACCGCCACCACGACCCGCGGCACTCGAACCGGCTCGCCCATATCCAGCGAGCTGACCTCGACCGTGACGAGGAGCCCGGCATCGGCCGCCGCCTCGACTGCATGGTTCAGTATCTCTGCCGCGGCTCGAACGGCTGCGGCCAACTCCATGTCCCGACGGACCCCAGAGGAAAGCTCCAT